TGTTTGTAGTAGCTGTTTGTGATGCTGATAACGCTGTATCAGGTACACCTTGGATAATACGAACAGGCAATGAAAGTGTTGTAGTAACACCGTTAATTGCAACTGCTGAATCACCAGTGACTGTTGAACCAGTATTTTGTACTAAAGCAGCATTTTGACCAATTGCGTATTGACCGATAGCAGTCATTGTTGTGCCAGATGTTACAGCAGCAACTTTGAATACTGTGTCAGGATCTTCTACAACAATAGCTGTAATGTCACCAGCTGGAAGAACAGGAGATGTTACACCACCTGGATAATATTGTTGCCAAATACGTTGATTTGTACTTGGGTTAGTATAGTAACAACCAACGAAAACACCAACTGGGGATGCAGTAGCTGTACCAGTGTCTTTAGTAACTGTACCATCTGATTGGATCTTAACTGCGTCACCATTATAGATTGCAGTCGCTGAACCATTAGCGATAGGGAAGTTACGTGTTGCACCAGCAAATACTTGACCACCAATTAGATTAACTGGCTTGAGCCCATATGGGGCTGGTACTGAAGGATATGCCATTTAAAACTCCTAATATAGTTAATTTTTATTACCAAAAGATACTGTAGACTTACGTTCAGAGAACAAAGGCATACGAGCATCGTTTTGACGCATAAAACTATTATCAACTGCTTCGGCTTGTTGCTTAGTCATATTGTTCTCATAGTCCATACGGGCTTGAACAAACTCTTGCGGAGCCTTACATAATAATAGTCCGCCAATCTCAATGTTGTCTTTAAAACGACTATCAGGATCAACTAGCAAGGAAAACTTAGGTTGCTCTTCCGCCCTTACAGGTTCCCAACCTTCTCTTAAACGAGAAGAAAGGTTCTTCGGATCAGCAACATTAAGCATTGAAACTCTAATCCATCTATACGCATAACCAGCTTGCTTATCTGGTTCTGGTAGCAATTCAGGAGGGGTCCAAGCTTTTGGACGCTCTTCTTGTTGACGAGTTTGTACATCACGGGGAATTCTATTTTCAGCCATTTTGGGACTCCAATTTAGTTAATTCCATAGCATATTGCTCTGGAGAAAGTTTGAACTTTTTAGCCAAAGCTAATTGCGTTTGCGTCAGTCTAATCTTTTTTGGGGATGTAGAACGTGTTGCAGGTGCTACAACTGTAGCGGGTTTTTTGACAGAGTCTTTGGTCTCTGTTGTTTCGCTCTGAAATTTTTCAGGGAAACGTTTACGCATCTCGGTATCAATTGCGTTCCAGTAAGTGTCGGAGCCTGTCGGGACACCGTCTCTTTCCAGGCGCTTATGAATACCCATTGCAAGGAAACTCATATCCTCATCCACACCGTACCAACTATTTTTATCTAGCCAGGACTGGGTTTTTGAGTCCAGCTTAGGTGTAGGTTGAGCTTGAGGTATTTTAACCTGATTTTCCTCGTTTTGTAAAGCACTTTCTTCATATTGTGGCTTATAACGCTCAATTTCTTGGGCTTTTATCTTTGCAGCCATCAATTGTTCTTGTGCTTCAATCAAAGCTTGAGAATCACCAGCATCTAATGCCTCTTTAATTTGACGTTTTGCAATGTCTAATTCACGAGTTGAGTTCTCTTTAGCAGTAGAAACATAGACTTTTTCACCATCTGAAAGACGGTTTTTAAGCTTTTTAGTCTCATCTAATAAAGATTGAGCTACACGAATAGCTTCTTCTTGTTCACGAAGTGCTTGTTCCTTAGCTCTACGCTCATCGTTAATGAGCTTTTTCATTTGTAATAGACGTTGTTTAGCTTCTTTAGAGTATTCTTCTAAAGTATCTTCTTCAACTTCTTTTACAATTTCTTCAGGTAAAGGAGTAGCGTTCTTTTGATCTTCAATAGGACGATCATCCTCTACTTCGATTTCAATCTTAGCTTCAGGTTCCTTTTCTACTTCTGGAGCCTTAACTTCTTCTTCGATTTCATCTGGGAATTTAAATTCTTCAGCCATATATCCTCCTAAACACGACTAATTCCACGAGGATCTTGTACTACTGCCTCGACAGAATCATCATTGATTAATCGGAATTCACGACCATGAATCTTTAATCGTGTGCCTGTATTAGGACGTGCAAGGATAAAATCTCCTTTTTTACACCACGGTCCTGTAGGGAAACGCTTTTCGTCCTTGTAACAATCAGGACCCATATCTACAACAAAGAATACTGTAGATAGAACTTCTTCGTTTCTCATTGTATCAGTGGATTTTAAAATACCACTGTCAAATTTATCTTCAGCTTCTGGTAAGGCACATAACATTCTATAGCCTTGTGGTACTGGAAGCTGTCTTGCTTTTTCCTCATCCGTTTGGGGAAGAGTTGTTGCTTGGGTTACATCATCGGGATTTGATCCGATTAGTAGTTCACTCATCTGAGTTCTCCATATTGTGTTTTAGGTCTGATACAAACATACGTGCAGAGAGAAGACCTTTTATCTCACCGCATATTCTTTGGTATTCAGCGAAGTCTTTGGCTTCGCCTACTCCCAAAATTTCTTCTAATCGTCTTACCTTTTCATCTATCTGTTTGAGAATTAGATCTAAGGGTTGCATTTATTACTCCTTTGGTTGTTTAGGTTCGTTTTTAGATTGTTCATTTTGATGTTGATGTTCTTTCTTTTGTTTTACCAATTCAGAAAGCACTCTTACATCATTTGCATTTTTAGTGTTTTGCATTTGTTGTTTAGACTTACCAATGTCAGCACCGATACGTAATCCTTCAATCTTTTGTTTAGCTTCAAGATTAGCTTTATCATTTTGAGCTTTAGCAGCCGTTTGCATACCAGCAATTTCTTTCTGAGCTGCAATACGTTGTTTTTCAACTTCGATTTGGTCAGCTTTAGCAGCAGCTTCAATCTGCATCTTCTTCATCTTAATCTCAATTTCTTGAGCTTTTAATTGAAGTTCTTTCATTTGCATTTGGATGACAGGATCATTAGCAGCTTGTTGAGCTTGTTGAGCAGCCACAGCAGTTTGATTTTGATTGAGCAAGTTTTGAGCAGCAGGAACAGCGGCTTTAGTAATAGCGGCTTCTTGTTCAGGTGTAAGACCCCAATCAGGATCATCACTGAACGGTATATCAATACCAGCCATAAGTTCCATTTGACGTTTATACTCAAGACCTACGTGCTCTGTGATATGTGCTTGTATAGCTTGCATAATCATAGGAGCTTGTGGGTTTTGACCAATGATTTGCTTAATCTTAGGATCATTCATTGCAGCCATATGAATTTGAATATGTGCTTGATGATCTTGGTATGGGAAAGCTTTTAAAGGTTGATTCTTTAAAGCATTCACATTCTCAGTGATTGCATCTACAGGTTTCATATCATCTGGCATAGGAACTAACTTCTCAGCGTTCTTAATACCAATCACATCTAACATCTGACGATGTAAGTAAGGTAAGTTATAAAGCTGTGGAGCAGTTTGAGATAATTGAAGTACTGCCTGATACTGTACGACTTTTTGTGACATCGTAGCTGCATTAGGATCAGATACTGGAATGATAGTCGTAGTTTCGTAGTCTTTTTTACGTGCAGTTCTGCTACCTTCAGATGGTTCATAATCATAATCTTCAGGTGCATAGTCAGCAATAATGTCTTTTAATAATCTAAACTCTTGTTTCATTGAGTAATGAATACGAGCTTGGATCGCTGACATGACTTTTAAAGTACGTTCTAGGATAGCTAGTGTAGTTCCTACAGGGCTATTTGCAGACATATCAGAAACTTTAATATCACCAGCAGAAGCGAATCTACGACCTTCTTCAACAATTTGATTGAGTAAAGTAATTAAAGTCTGGCTTGGTTCCTTATATGGCAATGGCATGATGTTATCTTTCATTGCACCAGAAGGCACATCTACGTCCCTAAATTCTCCTGGAGCGATTGGAGTATCATCACCTTTGACTCTAAGGCCTCTGGTCTTAAATCCACCAGGGAGATTTGCAAGTGATCCAGCGTCAACTAATTGTCTAAGTATGGATGTTCCAGATTTTGCAAATGCTCCGATTAAGTGGATTAAGCCAAAACAATAAAATCCAAATCCTGGGATATAACCGTAGTGTACAAAGTGTTGACGCTTTTGATGGGTCTTATCATCAGGATCCCAATTACGTCTAATTGCTAAAATATTACCTGAACTCTTTTCTAAAGTAACAACATAAGGAAGAGCTAAACCTGTAGATTCACCTTTGTCGTCTGTATGTTCATAACCTGGCAAGTCAAGGTTAACATGCATCTCTAAGATCTTATAACGATCATCAGTCGTAGCACGGAAGCCTAATTTCTCGGCAATTTTCTTTTCTATTTCATCAAGCGTATTGTCTGGATCACCAAGATCAATGTCACGATAAAAGCCAGCAACTTGTAAATGGCGAAGTTCATTTTCTGTTTTCCTCATCACATGGGTTACACGTTCAGCAGACTCTAAGCTTGATGCACCATAAGGTACAACCAAGTCTTCTGCTGGGACATACATAGATACTTGACGATCCAATTGTGGATCAACATAAATCTTTTTAAAGCCGTTACCTGAAAGACCTAGACCCCATAACATTCTTTCATGTTCAGGTCTATATTCAGTCATTACGTCTACGAGTTCGTGGTTCATATCATCAACCACACGTTCCATTGCTTTTTTCTTTTCTGGTGTTTCTTTACCTACTATCTCACCTTTAACAGGACCAGATGCAGGGAAAGTATCCATGATGGTTTCTGACTGGAACTTAACGACTGCTTCGGATAGGACTGGATGGAATACACCACAGGCACCTTCCCATGGTTCGTTACGTTCTTCAATCTTAAGACCTAGAAGTTCTAAACCATCTACATAGGTTTGAATCCAGTCTTTTCTTGAATCTATATCTGATTGGAAGTCACCGATCAAATCTCCACCAATTTGTTGGAGTTGACCTTCTGACATATGTTCTGCTAAGTTTTCGCTAAAGTCATCGTCTTCACCCTTTTCCATATGCATATCCATACCTGGAAGATGAATGTCTAATGATTCTGGGTTTTCAATTTCAATCTCCATGTCAGGTTGTTCATTAATTGCAGATAAACCTTGTGGAGCTGCGTATATTGCTTTTTCGATTGCCATAATTGTCCTTATCTAAATGCGGGTCCCATAGCCCAAGCCACCGCTGTAAATCTCTCACCAGAGGTAACAGCAGTCACTCGATGTGGTAACACCGATGGAAAAACGATAATACTTCCCTTAGGAAGTTTTGGAATTGGAGAGTCCAAGTCCTTTAGTTCTAGTAAGCCACCTTCATAATCATCTGGGTTTGACAGAATAAGTATTGAGGAGAGTTTGCGTTGATTGCCAAACTCGTCTGGATTGTAAGAGTCACTATGCCAATCATAGTGGCCACCTACTTTATAATGTCCGATCTGGACTGGTTCTATATAAGATGTTGCATAATTCCAATTTGCTTGGATATTGGCAAGTCCTATATAACTCTGCATTATACATCCAACTGGCTCCATTGGGTTAACAAATACAATATTTGTTTGACGTTTGTCTGGATTTATGTATGTTTCATTTGCATGCATAAAACCACCGTCTTTACCTTTAGACCAGTCAATTTCTTTTAGGATAAGATCACACATATCTTCTGATATGATTCTTTCCTGCCACCATACACGTGTCTTAATAATAAGCTACTCTCCTTCTAAATTCTCTTGGTTCATCGGGCTCATCACTTGGTAACGGTATAAAGCCACCACGTCTAAATCTAAGTAAAGCCTGTGTCGTGGAGTCGACTAAGTCGTCATGGTCTGAGTTAGGGAATGCAGCCATTTCCTCGATGACTTCCTCCGCCCACCTTTTACGAGGAGCCCACACTTTGCCTGATGCGAAAAGATCTGTTACTGAATTCACACGACTAATCTTGTCATTACCTCGTGTCGGTGTAAATTCTTGTACAGGTATACCCATACGTCTTAACTCAAA